CGGTGGCAATGGCAATGGTGGCGGTACAAACATTTTCTTGGTGGAGGATTAAGATGGCTGAAGGAACTGTAACTAATCGTTTTCAGGCAATCTGCTTCGAGCTAATGGGTATAGCTCAGGACTATATAACTAGTGGTCAAGACAATCCAGATATGCGGTTGGCAATGAATGGAGTCGTTATGATGGCCGATTCCATGTTGCTGGCCCTGCGAACTGCAATGCAACCAAGGAGTTAACTATGATCGTCGATGTAATCAAGGCTTCGCTAGGCTGGGGTGTCGTCCTTTGTGTGGTCTTGTTTGGCTGGGCTATCATAAAGGGCGATGTCACAGAGCACAATACCTTTGGCTTTCTTGCCGTCATGGAAGTACTTACTGTACTTACCACTGCCTACTGTCTCTCTTACCTTCCATTGGGGGGAAAGAAAAATGGCGACCACTAGACGTAAGTTCACCCTCCTGGCCCTAGCCGCAGCTGTCTTGGGGATGGGCAGCTTCTGCAACAAGACCGGCGACATGCTCTCCTCGTTGCAGGACATTCTGAAGCGCATCGAGGACACCCTGTCCCGGTTGGGGGTGATGACCGGCCTGTTGCCCGACGTCATTGCTCAAGCCGCCGCCTACCTGGCCGCAGCAGCCGAATTCGTTAACAACGTAGGCAAGTTGCTGGAGAACGAGGCTATGTCGGTGGCCGAAAAGGCCAAGCAGATCCTGGCCTGGGGCGATGGCTTAGGCGTGCCTCACATCTCCAATCCCACGGTACAGGGCATTGTCATGATGGTTGCCACAGCGGTCGATAAGTTCCTGAACTACTGGCGTCCCACACCCCCCTCCGAGATCAAATACACCCCTGACGTCCACCGCTACTTGACGTCGATCGAAACTGAAGCAATGACCGACAAACACAAGGTAGAGGAGTGGGCGAAGAGCCATGCTTAGTGTACTTGTAACTGCTGGATGTTGCTTCTTTATTGGTTATGTGGTAGGCCGATATGGTAAGTGATTGGCTTACTCGACACATCAAGCTAATGGAAAACTTCCACCCTACAGCCTATCCCGACCCGGGGTATGGGTGGGCTATTCCGACCATCGGGTATGGCAGGACGGAAGGAGTCTATCAGGGTGAGGTAACGAGCCGGGCTCATGAGGAGCGATGGCTACAGGACAAGCTAGGCTATATCGCTGACTCGATTACCGAGCTGGTGACGGTTGACCTGTCAGTCAGTCAGCTGGATGCCCTCACTGCCTTGGCGTACAACGTGGGGCTGGGTGGGCCCAACACGGAGAAGGGACTCTACCGGTCCAAGATGCGGGCCAAGCTCAATGCCGGTGATTATGAGGGAGCGGCGGGAGAGTTCGACGATTGGATCTACTCTAATGGCAAGCGTCTGGAGGGGCTGGTAACGAGGCGGGCGCTGGAACGCAAGCACTTTGAGCGGAAGTAGGCTCCCACTTCTCCTGCTCGCCCAGCGAGGGCCCAAACTTGACCTCTGAACCGATGGTCAGGCCGCCCAGCTCGGGCCGTGGGCGGGTCTGGGTGTCGTATAGGAGCTGACAGGCATCCGGCACCATCTCCCGAGGCACCTCAGCCACAAACGAGTCATGAATGATCAGCCTCAGGTAAGGCGCAAGCCACGTCTGAGCCAGCGCCAAAAGGTCTTCCGTCTGGATGGCACTGGCATCGGAGGAGGGAACGAAGGCGATGGCTCGCTTGGCATCATTGCCGAGTACCCAGCGCTGATAGGTACTGTCCCACTTGAACACAGAGAAGAAGTAATGCCTGTACTGGTAATGATTATCAAGGTAGGTGTGCTTGTCGGCACGCTCCCGGGTGGTACGCATCCAAGGTTTGAGCATAGGGCAGATGGAGAAGTATAAGTCCTGGAGGCGGGTGGCGTCTTTCTGCTGCGGAAACTCGTCAGGATATTCGTCCACCATGCCATAAGGCGTAAGCCCATAATTCGTACCGTGCACAACTCGCTTAGCCTTCTCTCTGAGCCCATCATGATCCTTTAGCCGGATGTAGGCGCAGGCAGCCCGTAGCGTGGCTAGGGGGAGCTTAGGGTCGATGCCTTCCCCCATCATATAGCTCATCAGAAAGTCATGAACGCCAGCCTTGGCCAGCGTAATGTACTGCTGGGAGCCAGCCGCATATCCGACGAGGACGGCTTCGATGGCCTGGGAGTCAGCCTCAACCAGCAAGTGACCTGGGGCAGCAATGAGGGTCTGGCGGAACAGGTGGGCAAGTTCAGTCCTCTTCGGTATATTTTGGAGGTTCACGGAGCGGGAAGACTTCCTCCATGTCGAGGGATGAAACCCAAAGGTTGTACACGCCCTTCCGGCTGCGTTCAATGGCCAGTCGTATGTCGTCACCAGCTTGTCCCTCTGGCGAGCGTCGAGGATCAGCTGAAAGATATGATGCCTCCTGCCGAAAGTCTTCAGGGACTTGGCTTCCACTGACTCCCGCCCCTCGCCCCTTTTGATAGGCACCGTCAGGCCCTTGGCCCTGACCAGTTCTTTGGTTTGATCGGAGGACCGCCAATTGAATCTGAGCCCAGTCTTGTACCACGTTAAGTGCCCAGTTCCTTTGCACTTGCGGCACTTGCCCGAGGAGGTCTCGCCCCTGGCTGAGCCACACGAGCAGGTCACGTTGAAAGCTATCCATTTCTGCTGTTCCTCCGGAGTCATCTTCTTGATGACTCGGTCTGACTTGTAGATCTTTTCGGGCAAGATCGAGGCCGGGACGAGGCGCTGAATTTGCTGGTCGATGATCGAAACTTCGGCTAGTAGTCGATCCTGCAGAACCCGGCGAGCCTGGGTGTCGACAAGGATACCGGCTTTGCCCATGTGGGAAAGAATGCGATCTGCGTCAACACAATGGCGTTCAAACCGTTCCAGACGACCTTGCCTTTCCAGCCACTCACGCAGACGGTAGTAGAGCCGGAGGGTAGCATCATTGTCAATGGCATTATATCGGTCTGGTTCATCCAGCCGGAGAAACTTCCAGCAAGGCAAATCGGTGTGGAAAGGAGCCACAAACTCAAGAGACTTCGGCAGATCGGATTGGAGGAAGTGCCACATCCACATCGTATCGTAAACACGGCCAACCACACGCACACCTTGCGCCTCCAGTCTCGGCAGATCATAATTCTTGTTGTGAAAAACCACGATCTTTTGTATGGCAAGTATCGCCTTGAGAAGCGAGATGTATGGCTCGTTCCACGGGAAGGTCACGGCTCGACCCGCTTGCCAGCTGAACCCGGCCCGAACTATTGTCTGACTGACGTCAGCCGACCCATCAAGCTCGTCTTCTGGCAGCTTGTCGGACTCCGGAGTCTCGATGTCGACCGCTAAAGGCAGGTCAGGAGAGTAGTGATGAGAGCGCATATAGTGTTCGACTTCGGGCAGGGTCTGGTCGAGGGAGTAGGAGACGGGCTGGCGGAGGAACCCACCGTCTTTGATGATGGCTTGGGCACGGCGGAAAGCGAAGTACATGGCCGGGGTGTACTTATGGTTGTCCTGCATGATGAACGAAGGGTGGAAGGTCGGAACGACGGGGATGCCATACTTCGATTCATGGACGTAGGCCTGGTGCTTCATGATGCCACTGGTTTGGAGGAGGCGACGGAGTGCTACATTGCCCAACGCCATGATCACCTTTGGTTGCGCTTTGGCGATCAGTTCGTCAAGGTAAGGTTCACAATGCATAAGGGCTTCCCCGGCTTCGGGTCCTCCCTGATCCGTCCAGTTGAGATGTGGCGGCTTACACCACATAGCGTTGGTCAGGATAAAGTCCTGTCGACGTACACCAAGTCGGCGAAAGATATGCTTATCGAGGAACTGGCCAGCAGCTCCGGCGAACGGTACCCCTGCCTTGATCTCATCCTTCCATGGCGAGTCTCCGACCAGCATGATGCGCGACGTGCCTTGGCCATCGGGCAAGACCCGGCGCTCACCTTTGAAGCGGTGGGGGCAGGAGTCACAGTGTGGGCCCTGAACGATGGGTGGCAGATCGTCAAGGAAGATGATCGGGTCATCAAGCATAGTTCTTAACCCGATAGAGGCCCCACCCTACGCGCTGGAAGGTCTTAGGAAACCGGCGCAGGGTGACCTGGACGGTGTTGGAGGGCACGCCCAGCGCCGAGGCTACGGTACGGACGGAGTAGGCATTGCCATCGGCCATGACTTGGATCATGCGGTCTTTGACGGAGCCGTCATCGGGCTCGGTGAGGAGCCGCTTCTCGAGTGAGAGCAGCTCCTCTCCATACCTGACCACACGCTTCAGCAGGTCACGCTGCGAGTCTTTCAGCTTATCAAGTTCAGCTTCTAGGGTCATTGGGGTTAAAAGGGTGGTGCGTCACTTACCTCAGCATCATGGTTAGCTTGGGGAGCGCTGGGAGCTTCCTGCAGCAGGTAGTTCTGCACGTTCTCCCTGCCATAGGCCTTCTGACCGTTCACGGGATCGGTGGCCATCAGCTCATACTGCTTGTCTTTCTTCGGCCAAGCAATCTCGCCCTTCTTGACCCGAGCTGAGGTAGAGACGACGGTTTCGGTTCCAGGAAAGCGCGCACGCCATCCCAGCACCAACTTGCCATAGGCCCGCCCATCGGCGGTGCGCAGCTCATCCTTGATCATCGACCACGTCGCTGGGCCGTCGAACCGTATGTTCAACGAACGAATGAGGTTAGCAATCGAGGACTGCATCTTGTACTTGCGCATGGCATCATTGACGAAGTTGTTGGCCCGGATGAAGCGTAGTTCTACTTCTTCTTGGCTACCGTCCTGAAGGGTGTGGGTGATGATGGCCTTGTGGCGGACTTCGCAGAAGTGCTTGCCATTCTTCTCCCAGGTGGTCTCGCCAAACGGCTCATTCTCTTCCAGCACGAAGCGAAACTCATACACGCCGGGGACAAGGCGTGGGGGCATGGACCCCGGTTCGGGGGCATCGTAATCGATCTCAATCGACTCATCGATTACAAGGTTAAGGTTGTCAATGTCAACTTGGGTTTGTTCAGTCATGCTTACTCCTTGGAGGGTGTGGGGTTAGTGAGGACTCCAGCCTTGATGGCATCCATTTCACTGGCTGATCTGGCATGGAGTTCGTCAGTCTTGACGTAAAGGGCCTCGACATCGGTGGTCATGAAGTCGGGTAGGGCCTTGGCATACTGGTAAGGCACCCGAGTCTTGGCCGGGAACATAATCTTAGTTAGGGCATCAGCATGGTTGCGGAGGTACATACGGTATTCGGTGGAGACAGAGACGACGCCGGTGCGCGTCTGCTGATCTGCCTCGACTTGGCCGAGCTTCTCGACGGCCTCGAAGTGGAGCATCGCCCCGAACCAATGGCCAGCCTTGCCTGTGGCCTTGCGACCAGCGATGGAAGGACCATAGACGGGGGTTTTGGTTTGCTCATCTTCACCACGACCTTCACCAGCGGTCCAGATCACCTTTTCCACGGGGAGCGAGTTGGTCTTCATCACAAAATCGTAGAGGCGGTTCTGGACAAAGCCGTAGTAAGTCATGTTCCCACCACTATAGGTGGTCGAACCATCCTGCCACTGGTAACTGGGGTCCTGGCTCAGGCTGGCACGCTTGTTGGCGAGGTGAACGAGCATGAGATCGCCAAAACTGGTCAGCCCTTCGAAGGCGACGATGGCCACTTGGCTCAGATCGTTGTCCGGGGAAGGAGCGCGGTGGCTAGTGACGGTCAGCAAGGCATTCACGTTCGTCTTCTGACATTCCGGGCAGGGGTACTGCGACTTTTGTGGGATACCTTTACTTGGAAGTGTGTGTCCATTCACGCAGGTACCGGTGTATTGAACCGAGTAGGGGGAGATCAGTCGGCTGGAAGGGTCAGCCGGTTCGGCAGGCCAGTAGCCCTGACAGGCCAGGTCAAGGGCTTCGATCTGGTTCTCCCGGTCCCGGATCATCCACGGCACCACGATGCCAGCGTCGACGAGGCCTTGAATAGGCTCCCAGCCACCGCCATCAGCCGAGACCAAGCGGGTAACTTTACCGTATTTCTTCATCGCCCATACCGCCGCCTTGCCAATGTTTGAGGTTTTATGGCAGCCCGTGGCACCATAGTAGAGGTCAGCCTTAGCTCCCTTGATTTGTTGCATTTACGATCCTCCTGACTGCTTCCAGCTGCTGTTCGAGCTGTTCGATATGCATCTTCTGGCACATGGCAACGATCATCCATCCAATGCCATCAGAAGGCATCAGGTGGTGTTCCTGCTTCATTTCCTGAACCTTCTGCTGGAGCATAGGTCTGAGCCTGGTGATCTCTTGTTCGGTTAAACGTCTAGTTGGTCCACTCATTCATGTCTCCTTCATAACTAGTAGGTCCAAAGGGCACTCCACCCTTAGGTCTTATCCATCCTTCAGGTCGCTTATCCACCCAGTACACAACGTAGTAAGAGCTTCTGCGGTCGAGGCAGGCATAGTCCAGGTACTCATGGACTCTTAGCCACTGCAGGGCTCGCTGCGGGGATTGTGGAGCCATCTCCGGATGAATGTCCACGATGTATTGCCTGAGATCCTCAATGTGGAAGTAAGGGTCAGTCTTCAACCGTATGCGGCAGAACTCCCTGACATCATCAGCGATGGTGTTGATCACCCTGTCCATGTTCTCCTGCATCGAGCCTGGGTCTCCAGGGTGGTCAGCCCGGCTTTCTTCCACCACCTTCATAACTTCAGCCATCTTCTGTAGCCGTTCGATCTCTTCGGCGCTTAGGAGTGTGGTGAACTTGAGACTATTGGCCACGAATTTGAGGAACTCAGAGTCGGTCACTGGACAACCTCTCTTCCGAGGGATGGTTGGGGACCCGGATCTGGTAGAGGCCGCTCTGGAGGGGCTCGATGGTGTTCCAGCAGCAGTCGTAGTACTCGCAGCGGGTAGGGAAGATGCAGTTCCCATGGTGAGTATGTTTGGGGAAGAACACGGCCAGCGACTCAGGCTTGTCATCGAGGTTGAGCCGAGCCAGCCGGATATCGCCTTCACGAGCGAGGGATTGGATCTGCCATTCAGCCAGCTCGGAGGCTTGACGGCTGATTAGTGGAGGGCAGATGAACTGGCTGCGAACGACTTCAGGATCGTTGATGGTTAGGGAGTTGACCCAACCTTCAATTCCACCGGTAAAGTTGGTGGTCGGCATCCGTTCCCATCCCTTGTTCAGCCTTCCCTGTGGGGGCATCCACATCTCGCCCTCAAAGCCGTCAGCAGCCTTGCGGTATCCCCAGACCAGCGGCGAGTTGTAGTGCCACTTACCAGAGTCCTTAGGCCACTCGACCGAGGTACGGCCCTTGAGCACACCTTCGATCATCACTCCTTCCACGATTTGCCCAGTCTCGTGCTCAATAGGGAGGATCTCAGAGATCATCTGCTGATCGGTCGACCACTGCTCCAGCCACCATCCCTTAATCTCCTTGGTTGTCTTGAAGTTAAGGAGCACCCGACCACCTGTCGAGCGGCGTTGGAGGTGACAGTCGGCTCGGCTCATGAACACGAACAGGCCATCGTTGGCCATTATTGGGAGCCGTTTTTCGGCTTCCACTTCCACGACCCGGAAATCTTTAACGATTTCGGGGAGACGGCAGAGCACCCAGCCCCAGACGAGGGCTTGGAGTAGGTCGGCCATGTGAAGCGCGAGCCACTCCATAGTGTCGGGCTGGATGACGACTGGGTCGTTGGAGAAGGGGTCGATCTCAACCACCTCAACTTGATCTCGACTGGCAAACCCACGCTTGTCGAACTCTTCCTCGAGGCGGTAAGTAGCCATCTTAATAGCAAAAGCAATTGCATCTCGTGAGGGTATTCCATCGTTCTCCTTTACGTGTTCGAGGATGATAGCCATGGCATGATGAAAGGCTTGGCCAAAGGCTAAGTCCTGCGATTGGGCTTTGCGCTCAATGCCCTGTCCATCGTAGGACTCGTAGCCCCAGTAGCGGGCGCGGGGACACTTCTCGTCCAGCTCCCTGCGGGAGCGGTCAAACTCAATCATCTCCATCAAGCCTCCTAAACCACCAATAGATGGGGTAGGCAAAGATACCGATAGCAACTTTCAGTAGCAGCCAAACACCCTGCCACCACTCTCTACCGAGTTCCAATAGTTCATTCATCGCTTGGGCTTGACCATGTGAGGATGGAAGTTGAAGCGTCCTTGTCGGCGCTGCTCAAGGATGTCGTCTTCGACTTGGCGCAGCTGTAGCGTTGTCGCTTCGTACATACGCTGGGTCTCATCTCGAACCGTCTTCAGGTAGGCACGTCGGACGGTCAGTTCTTCTTGCTTCTTCAGTAGGTCTTCAAGGCTCATCGTTAGGCTCCGGGGTTTGGTAGCAGTCAGCACACGGGGTCTCGGTGTCGTCCTGACAGTAGTCAGGAGTGTCACAGTCCCAGGTGTCACCGCAGTACGGGCAAGTGTGTGTATGTTCTTCCATAGCTCAGGGAGGGGGCACCGGACCGCCGACCCGAATGTCAGGCGAGGAAGCGGCCCGGTTGTGCATGAGCCCCTGGCCGGAGGCCCCGATCGTTTCGCTCCCCACAGGACGTTGGATCATCGCTTGGCGATCGGGTTTGGAAGCTCCGGCTTGCAGCACAGTGAGTGTTGCAACTACGCTTATAGACGATCGCTATGGCGTTGTCAAGTATTTTTTAGTACAACTGTCCATAATTTTTTTGCACACCCCAACATCTAGGGGCTTGACAATCGAGCGAGCCGGGTCTAGAAAGGTGGACAACCCTTTTACCCGCCACCGTCAAGGCCGGGAGTCTGCTAGATGTTCACCGTAAAAAATTTACGCACCCACGTATTCCCTCCTGAAGACTACATCGTAGGTTCCGGGCTGCTCAAACGAAACAGCATCCTTGTTATAGGCGGACCGCCGAAATCGATGAAGTCGATGGTCTCGATGTCGCTCGCACTTGATCTGGCAAGTGGCAGGCCGCTGTGGGGCTTGGGAGTGAACAGTCACAATTCCGGGTTCGGTGTGTCAAGACCTCATCGAGTGCTGATCATCGAGAAGGAGTTGGGCTACGAGGATTGCCAGATCCGTCTACGAACGATGTGGAACGGGCTAGGGCCGAGGGCACAGGAGCTGGTGGATGAGAATGTGATGGTGGACAGTTGTGACATGACGCTGCGGCTGGACACGACCGACGGTCAGTTGGCGATGAAGCGAGCCATCGAGATGGCGAGGCCGGATGTAGTGGTGCTCGATCCCCTGGTCGAGTTTCATCAACTGAACGAGGACCACTCCCAAGATATGGGCAAAGTTCTAGGGGCACTCGACCTATTGCGTTATCGATTAGGGTTCGCCACCGTCATCAACCATCACCGCACCAAACTGCCCCGGGATGGTGCAGTGACAGAAGACGACACACCCGAGTCGTTGCGCGGATCGAGCCGCCTATTCGGAAAGGTGGACTCGGTGGTGATGCTGAGGGCCAACCCGCACCGGCCAGGGGTGGTGGTAGCTTCGTTCACTTTGCGCCGGGGACGTCCAATTCCGACAATGCGTCTTCGAGTTGATCTAGACACTCTGCTGACGTCATTTGGGGGTTGGGTCGACCAACCAGCACCGGGGAACGGCCAGCAGCCCGGTTCGACGGCTGTGAACTAAGCGCTCGACAGATGGCGGCCAGGTGCCGAAGACGCTCGATCTCCACCCTCACTTCCGGGTAGACGCAAGTGTTCACTGGCTGACGAGCGGGCCAGACCTTAGTACAGCCTACGAAGGCTAACCCAGCGACGAAGCCGAGTACAAAGCAGAATACTGATAGTCCTACGATCATGTGCTTTATCCTATTCATAGGTAATCGCTTGGAGCACGACTGTGCCCAACTGGGTTAGCTTGTATTGAATTTTGGTAGCCTCTTCCAGGGTTAACTTCTGTCCTTTTATATAGTTCGAAACCATTTCAAGGACGTCCACCACGGACTGATAGGTGGTCAGCTCGGGCGTGGAGTACGGCTGCTTGTTCATAACCATCCTTTCGGCTGTTCGGTGGGCTCAGCTTTACAAAACTTAACTTGACAAGCGGTTCCGCTCGCCTATACTGCATTTGCGCCCACAGCCACCAAAGGTGGCGGGCGCTATGGTGAGGAATGATGCCCTTCCTTTGGCAAATCAAGATTGACACGCAAGAGGCTCCACGGTCGAAGAAAGAAGCCGAGGATGAGCGGCTCTGGGGGGATCGACCCAAGGCTTCTCCTAAGATTGTGGCTGGTGGCAATTACCGCTTTTCCTTGCACTTGCTTCATCCTGATGACCACCGGGTGATGGTGGTCATAGACGGCTTCCGAGTCCCTAAGGATCTAAGCTGCATCATCGTCCCCACCACCACTACCTCCCGTGGATTTGCCTTTCCCACCATCAAGTTGACGGGTGAAACTTCGGATATGCTGTTGAACAACTTCAAGCTCATATTGGAGGAATTCAACGGCCATCACTAACGCCCCATCAGCTCAGTCTCATCCTCAGGTGGGGTGGGAGGTTGGCTGTTGCGTGGTCCCGACCAGGCTGAGGCCAGCTCGTGCAGCGCCTCCGACAGGTCTAAGGCAATGCGATTCGGCAGGTAGATGTAGTTATCGAACCTGTGTTCATCGCCATCGGTGGAAAAGTTCAGCTCGACGCCTTCACCACCACAGTCCCGCAGCGAGATAGTAACCTTACTACCTCGCCTGCGGATGAGCTTGTGGTAGTTGGCTCTACTCACCTTTGGTTTGGTCATGCAATAGCTCCTTTGCGGTGGCATTTCCCATGCGGATATTTTCGAGGTGGTCGGCCAAGGCGGCATTCTCCTCCATGAGGGTTTTGTTCATGGCTAGCAAGTCCTTGTGCGATCGGGCACACTCATCGCATATGCGCTGGAACTGTTTGGTGGCTTCTCGGATGGCGGCCATGCAGCGATTCTGGTTGGCCCCCCGGTTGAAATACTTTTGTGCTATCTTCTCGGCAACGTCCATCGTTAGTCTCCTTGTACTTGGTCATGGCTGCGAAGAGGCTCCTCGGAGGGAGCCTCTTCACCTTCCACCTCTTCGAGTGGGGTTTCGATGCGGAACAGCTTCAGTCGGCGTGTCCGCTTCCCGCTGTTGAGATGACGTAACATCAACTCGTAGAGGATCTTACGAGACGATCCACCCGACCCCGCTAGCTGCTGAACCTGGGGGTCGGTGATAGGGAACTGAGTCATCTTCTTGCGCAGGTCGGCAGGCATGACCAGCTTGTTGTCATCCCAAAAGTCCACATGGGAACCAATGACCTCAGTGAGGGCTGCTAGGAAGTTGCCCTTGAGCTGTGGAGCCTGCTCCTTGAAGGCCACCATCCTAACCCCCCAGCACTCATCCACAATGTCCCAAAAGACCTTGATGTTGTCTCGCACGGTCGTGCGACCGGCGCGCTTGACCAGCTTGTCAAAGGCGTAAGCCAGCTTCTCGTAGTTCGACTGCGAGAGCTGCATACCAAACCGCAAGTGGATGCGGCTAGCCACCTTCAACAGACCGAGGGCTCCGAGGAGCTGGTCCCGACTCATCCGCTGCTGCCATGACACCTTGTTGTACAGAGCAAACTTCGAGTCAAGGCACAGGTTGAACAGCATGTCGATGGCTGGGTTGACAGGCCGCAGGTTCCGCAACAGCACAGAAGGACTGAGCTTGACTCGGGAGACGTTGAGCATCTTGAAGCGTTCCCGCTCCCACTCTTTGGTGGTGTTGAAGTGGATGAGCGCGCCGAGGCGGGGCTGAACGCCAGTGTTGATGAGCTGACGGGCCGCCGCCACTCGCTGGAGGCCGTCAATGATGTAGGTGGGGTTTTTGAGGTAAAATACCTCGTTATCGTTGTCGTAACTCCCACCCCTCATTCCTAAGTCAATGTCAGGGACGGAGTTAGCTTGGATTGCCAGAGCGAGGTTCTTGATCCGTGACGGGGGCAAGACCTCTCGCTGGTAATCATCGACCTTGAGATAGCCGAGGGAGGCGGGGTCGATCACTCCTCGGAGAATGATCTGCCCAGTCTCGTCGTCATCCAAGGCGGCATGGGTTAGCTTGATACGTTCGTTTTCCATAGTTTCCTCATCGTGCGGGTTAGTAGTTGGTTTGGGTTTCATTTCCATCCCACCATGTGGTTGGCTCCCAACGGATGCCAGCGTCGGTACGGTGATAGACCTGACCGCCCATAGAGACGATCTCACCTTGAACGATTACCCGGATGGAGAGAGCTTCCTGCCGCTTAGGGTTGTCACGCACCCGGCGCTTCAAGTCCTCAGGATCTGGAGTCATTAGGACATAGCTGTCACAGAGCAGGGCCACAGCGTAGGCACCCGGCTTCAGGCTCATATCGGTGACGGCTCGTTGAGCGGCTTGTTTAGTGTCGTCGGAGAAGCTCAAGCCAATGATTCCACTGACCTTTGGCCCATTGGCGGTCATGGTGAAGAGGAAGGCTGTAGGCATCACTTCCTGCTTGTCCTCAACGAACTCTCGAGTCCGCTCCAGCACATCTTCCATCGAGTGCTGAATAGCGGAGAGTTGGAAGGTATCACTAGATGGCATGAGGGCCCCTGTCCTTTCGAGCGTGTTCGTGGCCAACGGTGGCTCGGTCAAAGCGGTCGCACCAATAGTCTCGCCGGATGACGCCAGCCACTATCTCACAAGCTCCCTTGGTCTTCAGCCCCACCCCAATCCAGTGGGTACACTTCCCACACACAGTCGAACCCTTACCGAGTGAGTAGTGGGTTTCCCGCTTGGTTAGCTTCATTGCGTTCTCCTTTCTCATGTCCCAACAGCAGCGATCCTACCTTCTCGAACACATATCGACGAGACATGCCAGCGGCATCGGCGGCTGAGGAAATCATCTGGGTAATCTGACCAGCCAGGAAGTAGCACACCGCATCCATCTCACTGAGCGATGCCGTAAGCTGCTGGGTAAGGGCTGAGCCGTTAGGCTTCTTGTACCGCTGGTCATGCTTGCTGGGCTTGTCGGGATGCTGCATCCTCATGTGAGCACCGAGCAATTGCGACTTGACAAACGTGGCCCCGCAGAACTGGCAGGGATGGTTGCCAGTGGCATAGTTCCCACGAGGATCAGGCTTCGGCTTGAATTGGTGGGGCTTGTGCGGCTTGATCTTGAAATTGGGATCATGCTTGGCAGCGTAGTGCCGACCGATGGCTGAAGCCCGGATGTGGTCGAAGTCACAGTCAGGGTCAGGACAGTGAAACAGTCCGTCAGGGCCACGCTGATACTTGTTCTTAGCTGGATTGTGGGTCATGCTTGGTCTCCTTGGCTTGGTCTTGTTGACGTCGTAAGATTCGAAGCTCGTCTCGGGAGAGGTTGGAGTCTCGGATCTTGGTGATGCGAATTCGGTAGCGGGCATCGCAGACGGGACAGGTAGCTGTTCCGACTCTGACGTTGGCTGCGATCGAGGCCGATTCACGCTGGTTGATAACGCTAAAGCTGAGTTGTTGTCCACAGATTGAGCAATCTGCATTGGTCACTTCCTTCTCCTTTGGCCGAGATGTTGACTGTTGCGTGGTCTCGCTGTACGATGGCGGCACAGAAATTCCACAAACGCTGGCGGCCTGTTGTGAGCGGGCCGCCTTTTTCATGTTGATGGATCGGGCGCAGTCAACACAGTAGTAAGTCTCTGGCACCTCTACGGGCTTGTGGCATACTAGGCATCGATTCCAGCATCCCTCACAACGGCGGTCATCGGTCATGGTGTGTACCCCACTGGCGGCAGGTTATAGCCCCTAGCATTAAGCCGCTTGAGGCTAACGCAATGGGTATGGACTAGGTTGGAGTCAGCGGTATCGGTACGTTCCCCCACCTCAAGCTCATTCCCACAAGAGCAGCACTCCCACCCATCCTTGATCGCCCTGCTGCCGTTATCCAGTACTACTCCACAGTCGGGGTAGTGCCGAGTTTCGAGGGTATCCTCATAGCCGTGCATCTTATCCGCGCTGAGGCTGTCATGGTGAGTGATCCACTCTCCCGCCTTCAGGGTCTGTTCACAAGTCAAGCACATATACCCAGCCCGGATGGACTTATCATCCTTGGTGAGTCGGTAGGGGTTACTCCGCCCAGTGATGGGCGGAGTAACTTTGGGTGCCACTGCCGGAGGGGCTGGCAGTGGCGGGTTAGGGTTTCGGGTATAGAACCCATTCCTGACGGCGACCAGTATCTTGTCAACATGGCCTATCATGTCTGCTATCTCAGGCAGGAATGGTTCATCCTGTACAGACGGAATCTTCAGGATGTACTCCAGATAGGCCTTGGTACTGGTCAAGTACGTGGTGATTAGGTCTTGTTCACTTCTGTTCATGGCTCAGTGCCTCTTCGATGTGTCCACCAAGGTGACAGTCCCCATTCCGGTGGACAATCAGGTAGGGTGGAATTGAGTTGGCGTGCTCCTCGACCGTGCGCTCAAGAGCTTCTAGCCTCTGGAGCAGACGGCGGTAGACAAGCACGTCAATGGTTGCCATCATGAGTAGCAGGGCAGTGAAGATGGTGTCAGTCATCGGTTCACCGCCTGCTTGGTTTCAGTGGCCTTGAGGAGGCGCCCGAGTTCATAGTCGGTGTTATGACCATCACACAGGCAGCACTCAGCGGCATCATTGTCATGGTCACGCCACTCCCCAAGTGCCCAGTGAATAGCCTCGGTGATGGCTTGCTTGACGGTTAGCTCAGTGGTATCCACTTGGCTGAGGAGTCGAGCAATGACGTTGCGGATTTGGTTTTCGTCTAGTTGCATAGGGTTGTCACCTCACGTTTCTTCTGATTGCTTTCCATGCTGCGATTCCAGCCCCTAGGATCATGAGCAGCAGTAGAATGGTGCCCACCATTTCTGGTGGGCCTACCACTACCATGCTTCCCTCTAGTTGCTAGCACCTCTCGACTTGTTGAACATCTTTTCGGCCAGCGCCATAGCCTCTTCCAACTCCTTCGAGGTAGCGTGGTCAGGGTCAGCCAGCCGATCTCTCATGCGCCAGCCCAGCAGCAGCCCAGCCGCTAGGGAGTAGCGAGCGATCTCCACCAGCAAGCCCATAGCTACATTCTCACCTTCCTCAGTGCCGTGGAGCTTGCCAATGTCCTTGAGCTTGGCCGATGACTTCATCATCTCGCCCTTGATGACGATGGCAGCCATGGCCGCATACTCATCTCTGTGCTCACCTTCGCTGATGTAGTCAACGACATCCCCAGCTTCCTTGCCGTCCGGGGAGTCCTTGGTTGTGGTGTTCTTCACCAGTTCTTGGGGTGAAGGGTATGTATGTTCCTTGTCAAACCTCATACGTCTAGTCCTTCCTAGGCCTACTTGGCAGGGTTATGCCTGTGGCCTGTCTTGTTCTTGAACAGGTGTAGTGGCTTTGGGCGATGCTTGCAGTACAGGCAATCTCCTGACAAGCAACGCTTGCCACCATGTCGTTTGGCTCTACGTCTGTGTGCGTTACCGCCAGCCATCACAGTTGTCCTTTCAGCCTCACGCCTCTCACAGCTAGCCTTGCCCTACCTAGCTGTGAGGGCGAGCCACTCAACTCCCCGGAGGCGATTAAGGGATGCCGCTCAACCCCGGAAAAGAGAGTGAAAACCGGGGTAGGGCTAACGGCGTGTTGAGTGGAAAGCATGGGTTAGTTGTCCAAGTCGTTGTCGTCGTCACCGTCCCACGGCATGGGGTTGTAGTCAGGCAGCGCAGCCACGGCACCCTTGACCAGCTCAGGTTCCCGCTTGGCGATGCCCCGTCCCGCTGCTTCGAAGGCGTTGACGATGTGATGGCCAAGGATCTCAGCCGCAACGACCATGGGTGGGACTTCCCGAACCTTGGTGCCATTGAGCATATCGATATGCGTCTGCATCCCCTCAGCAGCAGCCAGCAAGTCATCGCCATCGATGGTGATGAGAGTGTCGACGGGGTCATCGGGAGAGAGCTGGCTCATGGCATACATGGTGGCCTTCTTCACGCACTCTTCGATGGTTGAGGGGATTTGGCCAGCCAGCTTGTGGCCGACAGGCTTGAGATTAGCGTTAGGAGCCAGCCGTTCACGGGCGTAGACCTTGATGAGACGCTCGACCGACTGCGCGTCAGGCGGCAGAATCTCAATCACCGAGTCGAGGCGACCGGGACGGATCATGGCCTTCTGAATAGCGTCAGCGTCATTCGAGGTCATCACGACCATGACGTCCGACTTCTTCGACTCAATACCATCGATGGTATTCAAGAGGTCGTCGGTGGTGACAGTACGCTCACCACGAATCACCCGGTCAATGTCCTCGCAGAACACCACCGCTGGTGCGTATTGCCGGGCAAAGTCAACCGCCAAGGCTAGTTCGTCGGCACGGGGGCACAGGATGAACGTAATCCCATTCCTCACCGCAATGAGCGCGGTGACGAGCGAGATCATGGTCTTGCCAGTGCCGTAGAATCCAGCAAGCAGGACGCCACGCTTGAACGCCATCCTGAAGTGGCGCAGACGAGCGAGGTGCTTGAGTGGGGTGAACAGATTCGTCACCACTTGACGCTCGACCCCATAGTTCAGTACGAGGTTAGTCTCAGCGTCCGGGTTCAACGCAATGAACTGAGGCTCAGGCAGGCCGAGCGGGCCACCAGCATCATCAAGGAACCGCACCTTGAAGGCTTGTCCCTTGTAGATGGAGTGGAGGGTGAGCTGACGGCGAATCTCAGCCGTGATGCGCTTGAACTCTCCCTCGTACTTGCGCAGCAGTGATGCCGACAGTTGGAATACATACCTGCCGTTCTTCATGCCAACCGAGGTTTCGAGGTATCCCTCGCTGTGGGGGATAACGGGTACGGTGAAGCGTCCCCACGGCACTTGGGTCGTGCGGTCGACGCCAATGTCGATGGTACGCATCTGCGGGGGCTTAGGACCAAAGAAGCCGGGCGTCTGCTCCAGTGAGAACCAGCCATACAGCTCATTGAGGGCAGCGACCATGGCGTTAGCGCCATCCCACGGGAAGGCGTCAAACGTCTCGACGGGCTGTACCGTCTCTTCTTCGTACTTCTTCATCCGCATGAGGTGAAGGATCGCCTCATCGAATGTCATATCTGTGGGGAGTACAATCTTCTCCCCCATCTTAACCACTTCAGCAATTTTGACAGTGGCCTTCTGTGCAGCGTTCTTCTGGGCAAGGGTTTCAGCCATGACTATACGTCTCCTATGTAGCTAAGGGTTGATGGTTAGGGGTTGGCGAAGGGTATGGCGAGAGAGTTCTCATAACCGCTGACACTCGACCAGAGCGGACATTGACAACAGCAACATAGGTACTGTCTCCCCACTGTCTAGAACCGTGGTTCATCGACTGACCAGAGCTGTGTACGTGGTACGCCACATAGGTAACTTGGTACTGGGTTGATAGTCCTCGCCATCCACCCTTCACAGTTCCACTCACGGTGAGTGGGTCAGGCCACTCCGCGCGCCCTGTAGTTGTCGGCAGCAGGGCTGGCCGGAGAATCGCCAAGATTACCAGCCTCGGCAGAGTGGCCAGAGCCACCCACAGGCGGTGGCTCAGGTTCATTGCTCATTCTCCTTCCTCGGCTGGATAGCCGCTTCGATGGTGACTGTCACACGCTGGTCAAGTATGAATCCAGCAGTGTTACGGAAGGACAATTTGCTGTTGTAGGCGACGGCGGGGTTGTCCACTAGGACAGTGACTCGCTGTATGTGGTCGTCATAGCTAACTGCCGAGCCTACTTCAACGACTTGTCCGTTGAGCGTCACAGACTTAAAGTCAGGATGGTAGCCAACAGGCTTCTCCATGATTAGTTCTCCTTGGATGGGTCGGGGTTGATGTTTCGCATGAACTTCTCGAAGTCATCCTTGCGGGTGGGCAAATCAGTCTCGGTGACAAGTGCGTGGTAGATGCCACAAAACTCGTAGGCTGTCTCCACAAAGGTGATGGCATTGGTGGAGATGGCCTTCTGGACAGCGCGCAAGTCCTTCAAGTCCTGCTCCATGTCGGGGGCATCGAGTGCTGGGCCACTGTTCATGACGATGTAGACCAGCAAGCTCAGCCGATCCGCAAGGTCATGTACCATGTCGTGGATCTCCTCGATCTCCCGCTTCATCACCACGTTGGGTGGTATGGAGTGACCCTCGGACAGGGCAAAGGCCTTGGCGGCAAGGGCGGCCTCGAACTGCTCGGGGTTGACTTGCTCGGCTGCTTCACGGATCAGGCCAGGATAGCGAGAGTTCCTAGGCCTTGATTGCTGGAGCTGTCGGAGCAGCTCTTCGATCCTGCGTTTCATTTCGTCATCGGTCATAGCGATTCTCCTAAGCACCAATTTCAGGTACTGACTGTAGCGTTAGCACGGTAACGCCCTTAGCTAGCTTCGGGCGGCGGCGGGGTTTGGGTTTCGCTTGGCTGTGCTTCAATTCGTGCAAGTACAGCGTCAGGCGAAGGATGCGTGCCATGTTGAGCACATCAATGTGAAAGTTGGCTGTAGTCAACCCAGCAGCAATGGCTGTAGCGTTAGCACGGTTAATGGCGGCGAGTCGGCTGGCTGGCCGGATGCGGGCCGGAAAAGCGGCGGCGGCACTCTGTAGGCCGACGGCACCAAACACGATCAAGGGCATGGCGATTCTCCTCAGACGGCGTAGTAGGCTCCCAAGACCACCCCGTAGGGTGGTCTTGGTGTGGTTGCTGGCGATAATGGCTAGCGCCAGCAGTATGGTGAGCGTCCATGCCACGATCAGGTACGACAGGTACAGGGTTCGTCTCATGCGGCACCTACCCCGTTCATGGCGTTCAAGGCCGACTGCGCCGACTCGCTAGGTAGCATGTCTTGCGAGTAGTCGTAGCGGAAGTCGTAGTTGTCGAGTACCGTCCAAGGTGCTGCGAGGGTAATCTTCCCCCCAGACAGGTACTCAATCCAGCGATCTACGGCGAGGAGCCAGTTCCAGTAGGTGGCTCCAGTGGACAGGCGCATCATTGCGCCTGTCCTGACGGCTTGGGGGAGTCTAGTCATCGAATCCCAACCCCCTAGGCGTCTCCGCCTGCGGTGGAGTCGGGCGGTCTAGCTTGACCGCTCCGCCCGACTGTCCGGCGAGTTTAGCTAGCATGGCGTCCCAAGAGTCTTGGGACACTCGCCGGAACTGCTTTGCCGTGCTTACGGCACGGCTGCGATTGTTGGCCGTCCGATGGACGGGCACTAGCTGCCCGTCCACGAACGTGTACTGTTGTTGGCGTCTCACGGCTTACTTCCTGACGTAGGCGTTCAAGCCGACGATGACGGGCTTGCCGTCAATGGTGATGGCCGTTGCTTGGTTGCCATGGGTGGAGGCGACGACCAGTGTCTTGCCACTGGCCGACTCTGTGGGATGGGCATTGACATCGACGGTGATCGTCAATGTGCGCCCGTCCTTGCTGATGGTTGCTGTCATTGCCACGGCGATTCTCCTTGGGGTGGGAGCTACCCACCCCTGTCGATTGGGTTAGCGGTTCACCGCCAGCGCCGAGACGATCTCGGCGTGGTGGACTAGGGCATTGGCTACAAACTGTGCCGTATCAAGCACATAGCACTCGCACATGAGCACCGATACGTTGGGGTCGGCGGTATTCCACAGCAGGTAGCTGCCCGTCGGCGTTGATGTGATCGTGACTTCCACGGCGATTCTCCCGTCCGCCGTCCATCACTGCGGCGGCGAACGCAAGTGCAAAGTGCAAAACGCTTGCCAAACTCGCAAGTGCCTTTGTTTTCAACGACTTAGCTTAGTAGTTTCACAACTTTTCCACAGGGCAAAATTTGCACTCGTGTAAAATTTTCGTGAACTTTTTGCATACCCCCACGAAAGTGCCATCCGCCATGGTCTTGAATCGCAAGGGTTTAGCTCGAGTGGCACGATGCGTGCCGTGGACGGCGTGCCGTGCGAGCGAGCTTCGGGGTGCGAGCTTCGGGGTGCCAGGATCGGAGTGGCGCTACGTGGAGGGTGCCTCATTGCCCGAGCCCCCCGCCCGGGTCCTTCGGCGCTAGCGCGCGCCTTTCAAACCTTGACACATTTACAGGCTAGGGGTATTATTATCTATAAGCTGCTTATAGTAGAATAGGGAGGAAGGTTGGATGAACGTAAGGGAGGGAAGGGCACTAGGATATCAGATAGGCTGGTACTCTATAGGAGTAATAGTACTAGCGGTAATAGTGGTATGGGTTAGTGTACTTTTCAGGTAAGGCTTGACCAAAATTGAAAAAGGGCGTAGCGTTAGCCGCGCGGCTCGAGGTAGAGCTGCAAGACAAGTGGCAGGAGGGGTAGTAGTAGTTCTTTCCCATTCGCATCCTAGTCGACTCTAGGAGAAACAAGCTAAATCCAATAGGCTCAACTAGATTGACCGACTACTACCCCCCATCATTGGGGGGTTTTTCTCCCCACCACCTTTTGGCATCTTGACATGGGCAGCGGGCCGATGTTATTGCATTACGGCATCGCCCTCTCTGAGGGCGGGCCGATAGGTATTACAGTAACTCTACATACTTGAGTGTATCTTACTCAACTTTATATTTTCACTTGACAATAGTTCTATAGGCGCTTATAAGGGCGCTAGTACGTCTAGTAGGCTAAGGGTTAGAGGGCTTACTCTACCCAGTGTAGGCCCTCTTCAATATGTCGAACTACTGTAGGTTTTATCAGGTAGAGGAGTCTGTACCTGAGCTAGGTACTGAGACTCATCAACACGAGGTAGCTAGGTCTACGCCTAACGACCTCATGCCTACGGTAGAATGGCAGGTACCACCTGAAGTTGAAGTTACCAAGGTTAGAGTAGTCGTAGGCTATGGCAACACTGATGTCTATATCCATACCCTACCCTTACTGTTCAAACCTGAAGATGTAGAGGTCATTCAAGGTGAGCTACCTAGTATTGAACCTGTTGACAAAGCTAGACGTAAGGTAGGTCAGTCTGAGCCCCAGTAAAGATCAGACACTGAGTGATTATTTCTCCCGCATAGGTCTTAAGGGTGGTAAAGTACGCTCTAACGATAAACGCACTTCAGGTCAACTGAACTGTGCTAAAGCTCGTGCTGCTAAGGCCCTATACAGAACTAACCCAACCATGCGCCCTAAGGATAAGTAATCATGCCTGATAGGGAACAAGACCCTAAGAAGCCAGATCCTAACAAACCACAACCTGTTGGTCCACCTCCTCATGACCCTAACCAACCTCAGGAGGAACCACAACGTCCACGATATTAGCTAGGAGCAAGACATGCCAGATGAAGAGCATGAACATAGCCACTACTCGCTTACTGTCGTAGCTACCTCCATAGCAGGCCTTAAGAAGGCTATCAAAGAGCTGCAACCTGTAGCAGACAATGGAGATGAAGAGGAAGAAGAGGGTAAAGAACAAGAGGAGACACCTGAAGCAGCTTAGGAGGGTATGTGAAGAGGCTATTGCTGTTAGTCGTAGTACTGTCCACTGCTCTGTGGGCAGATGAACTTACTTTCACTACGGTAGGCCCTGGTACCATCATGTCAGGTCTATCAGGTATGACTGCTGGGCCTGCTAGTGTAGTTCTCGTCACCGATGTAACCACCGGTAAGTCTATCGACCTGTCTACCACCTTTACAGCTTCAGCTGGTGCAGCTCACTCTGTAGTCGTAAGTGGTACGAATTACACAGCCTTCTTCAGTCATGGAGCTGGTGGTTCAGTCTCTATCCCTGGTGAAGTAACTGGCAGTATGCTGGACAATTCAGAGCTTACAGCTGTAGTCGATGGTGCAGGATCATTCTCCGGTGAATTCAATGTCAGCTTCCTTAACCCAGTGCTGCTTAAGGACTTTGGTTTAGGGCCTGACTTTGCACCTACCGGCTCTGTAGGTATTACCTTCCATGAGTCAACCGTTACTGGTCAATCCCTTACAGGTATGATTGGTGGTGGTAGTACCACTGTCTTAACCGTTACCACCCCTATCCCTGAACCTGAGACTCTGTTTATGTTTCTCTTCGGTATAGGCACTCTGGTAGCCTGCTATCGTGCTCGTAAGTTAAGTGGATTGTGAACATTAGACCCTCTAAGCCGGTACAGCAGATCCAGGTCTTTGGAGACTGCTGTGGCCGGTGTAACGGTACTGGTGCTGTAGACACCCTTCAGTTAGGATTTGGTGGTCGATGTCCAGTATGTCAAGGTACTGGTATCAGCAAAGTCTTCGAAACATTCGGTAATCGTGAAGTAGCTTTACCCTCCGCACAGGGACATTACGCTGATGGAGTTACCGTAGTTTCAGCAACTTCCAGTAGGCGTACATCACGAGGAAGGAGTCCAGGATGATATGTCCAGAGTGCGGAGGCAAGAAGGATCTACAAGTACCCAGTGTGACCGGATACCCGATCGAATACGGCAAGTGTCCCAAGTGCGAAGGGAAGGGAGAGATACCCGATCCCCCACAAGCTACGACTCAAGGAGCCACGACCCATACTGGGGAGGGGACACAGAAGGAGTCCCACGATACAAGTGCTCACGCTGCAAGCGAGAAGGCCTCTTCGTCCAAGAAGTAGTAGCTGAGTCTTGTCATCCTAACCGAGGTCGTATCTGTAAGCCCTGCTGGGCTGCACGTATACAGCGTATGCGTGCTAAGCAGCCTAGCCATAGGTGTGAGACCAAAGGCTGTAAAAAACTGGCTAAGGGCTATCACAAAAAGTGTGTCTGCTGCGAATTTAAAGGCTATCCTGAGCCTAGTAGGAAGAACCCCGTCTATAAGCGTAAGGCTATGTTGTACGCCTTAGGCCTCATTCCCTGGCATCTTCCCCGTAAATATGATCTGAATGATCCTATGGAACGTCGTCGAATGATGATGGAGTGTCTTCGCTGTATCCGTACTAAACGCTATGGAATGAGACTCTTACAACAGGGAGGCTATGATGTCTCTTCCCTGCTGTCCTAACTGTCATCATGAACAGCGCCTAGCCGGTGAGAATGAACATCACTGGGCTTTTAGGTGCCCTTACTGCCGTACCGTCAGGATTATCTCTAAGCCAACCCTGCGTGGAGCATCTCGACTAGAAGTAGAAATGGGTCGCCATAAGGCCAGGATGGCTCAGGAACGACAGTTAGAGTCCTTACCACGATATTCCTTCCCTGGAGGTAAGTAGTGCCTGCAAAACGCCAGGAAGAGCGTAATCAGCAAAGAGAAGCCGTCAAGATCAGGTGGGCTCGTGAAAAGGCTGTAGAGACTGAATGGCAGAAGATGTCCATCGAAGATGCTAAACGTGTCTTAGCTGAACTCCGTGCTGATGCTGAGTTAGGCGCTCGTATCCTACAGCAACGCTTAGGCAGAGAGAAACCTGAGATGAAGTGCATCATCTGTGGATCTCGAATCGACGGTTACCCAGTCTCTCAAGCCCCTGTACGTGATGCAGCTACAGGCATTTATGAGAACGTCTTCTACTGCTCCGTAGAGTGTGTAGCCCGTAAGAACCAACAGCAAACAGGCGTACTAACCCTGGCTCGATAATGCTTGACCTCACCAAAGTTGAGCCATTCCTCAATAAGCTGCCTATTCGAGACCGCTTCAGTCGCCGTCTGGTTCCCTTCCACTTCAACCCCAACCAGAAGATCATCCACCGGGCTTTATGCGATCTACAAGCACGTAAGCGTCTGATGCGTCTAATTGTGCTAAAGGCCCGCCGTGTAGGCATTTCCAGCTACACAGAGGGCCTTGGTATCTGCCAGTGCCTTAGCCGTGATGGAGCTAAGGTCCTGATCGTAGCACACCAGTTCAAGTCCTCCAAGGGTCTGTTCGAAGTTCCTACCAACCTAGTAACACGTCATCTTCCTGGCAAGGAATCGATTCAAACGCTGCTGGACATCCCAGCCCCCAATAAGCACCTAATAACAATTCCTCATTCTGAAGGGGAAAGTACGCTAGAGATTGCCACAGCTGGTTCTGTGGAATCTGGGCGTGGATTAGGCATGTCGTTCCTGCACCTTTCGGAGGCAGCCTTTTATGGCGGAGTCGAATCATTTGGATCACTCCTCCCCACCGTACCACGAGACAAATCCACCGTTGTCGTCATTGAAAGTACCGCCAATGGGCGAGTTGGAGATGGAGGTCACTTTTACGATTATTGGATGTCCGCCGTCGAAGGCCAGTCGGAGTTCATTCCTAAATTCATTCCTTGGATGGATGACCCGACCTGCGTGGCTGAAGCAGCACTGGCTGATGACGCTCCGGCAGATGACGAAGAAAGAACCTTAGTCAAAGACTTTAATTGTAGTAAGGCACAACTCTCATGGCGCAGGCTTACCCTAGACACCGAATGTAAAGGCTATCTCCCACTCTTCCACCAGGAATATCCCTCCACTGCTGAAGAAGCCTTTATCGCCACTGGTGATCCTGTATTCGAACGTGATGAGCTAGACTACTGTCGTAAGAGCCTGAAGGAGCCTGTCTTCGTAGGCAACCTAGCCCGTCTGGACGATGCTTTAGAATTCCGAGCTAACCGCTACGAGCTGGATAAAGGTCATGAACCAATCGAACTCAAAGTCTGGGAAATGCCACAATTCGAGCACAAATACTACATCGGAGCTGACGCTGCTCGAGGTATGCGAGAGCCTGGGGAATCAGTTGACCCAGATGAACTGGGAGATTTTGCAAGCGTGGTTTGCTGGAACGGCACAACCGGATGCCAAGCTGCCCGAGTCGCTGGCCGAATCAATCCTGAAATACTTGCAGACTGGTGCGACCGTCTCGGACGAGCGTATAACCGCGCTATGGTGTCGATCGAATTGACCGGCAACTTAGGTCTATGGGCCCAGGCCGTTCTGAGGGATCGCTACCGCTACGCCAATCTCTATCGCTGGCGCAATCGTGATGACAAAGTCCGTCCCATTAAAGCTCCAATTGCTCTGGGATGGGAAACAACCCTGCGTACTCGTCCATTAATGATGGACGCTTTCCGTGCTGCTATCCGTGAGCGTCGGGTCACCGTGCGGGACGCAGGGTTGTTAGTCCAAATGGAAGCCTGTGAACGCTCCGACGACTTCCGCTGGCAGGTCAAGCGTGGCCACGATGACATTCTGATCAGTGCTCTGGTAGGGTGGATTTGCTTGGAGCAGTGGGCACCTCCGCGCAAGCTGGGCTCCTCTTCACCGATGAAGATGGACGACACTGACAACCTGCCCAAAGTCTGGCGTGATGACGTAGAAAAGGCGATCCAAGAGCATCACTCCCGCATCATGCATACCATCACCAAGAAGCCGCAGCCGGATCGCCTGGAGGGCATTTGAGAATCTCTATAACCGAGCAGTTTGATACCGAATGGCCTACACGTTCTCCCAACTACCAGTTGGAGTCCTTGTTGGTTGCGTTGGTTATGCGCAACGGAGGTCAGCTGGAGATCCCTATCCAGGATGTGCTCGATGTCCGACCAAAAGATACGATGGCCTTTCGCACAATAGGGGAAAACATCGTCTTGTATGCAGGCCCTGGTACCTACATGCTTTACACCATTCAAGACAGAGGTGATCCATGGCACAATCCGGCCCAGGCCCAGACGACCCGTTCAGCGGTGATGAGCGACGAACGCCTGGCGGAGATGGAGGAAGTTGCAAGGAGGAGAGCTTCGATCCAAGCGGAAGCAGCGGCGATGAGGGATGTGGACCCCTTGACGAATTCCTCAAGACTAAGCCAAGTGAGAACGGCACGTTCGACCGCCAAGCAACCACAGTAAGGCTGCGTGGCTACACCGTAGCCGACGCCATTTGGACCAACTTCCACAACAAGTGGGAGACCAACCAGTCAGGAGCCTATAGGCAGCTTATATTAGACCTCAGTAAGCATGGTGCTCTATTAAACACCACTGGTATTATCAGCATGGAAAACCTGGCAAAACTCATCATCAGCATCCAGGAAAACCTGAAGGGTAGAGCTGCTGAGGAGGGCCGTTCCCCGCTCGAGGAGGTGCGTTTATTTCTTAATGATGATGCTGTGAACTGATGGCCATACGCCAATCGATTACTAAGCGGAATGACCCAGACCGTGGGAACAGCTACCTGATCCGTCAACTGGATCAGCTACAGCAGCTGTCCGCCGATTACCGTCGCACCTTCCTGGGCGACGACTTCTTCAACGAAATCCGCACCTTCTACAACATGGCTCTGAACCAGCCGAGCCGTGCTCCCACCTTCCGACCTCGTCTGGAGATCCCACAACTGCAGATGTTCTGCTGTACCGAAGCCAGCGACCTAGCGGACTCTGAGCCTAAGATCTACATCACTCATGACGTACCAGGGAAGCGGGCGCAGCGTGATGAAGCCAGGGAGAAGGCTTTCCAAGCGCAATGGCGTGAAGGCTTCTTTAACCTGCAGATCATGTACGCCTCACTTTGGTCGCTTCTGGCTGGGAATGGGTATCTCCAAATCGGCTTCGATCGTTATGCGAATTTTGGACGTGGGCGGGTCTGGCTGAAAAGCCGTGATCCGGAAACTGTTTATCCCGATCCTGCGGCGATTGACGATGAAGACTGGTTCTATCTCCAGATGACGGATCGCCTTTACCCGGACCAAGTGCAGGAGCTTTTTCCTGACCGGGGTCGGTTTGTTCATGCTGCACCTCCTTCGGTGATCAAGGAGCAAGGCTCAACCACCTCGATGGTTCCGACCATGGTAATGCCCCCCGGGCCGATGTCTACGGTTGGGGGACTGCCGGATGAAAAGCTGGGCGTAGGTGACGGTCGGGTACAGATCCGCTACACCCTGATCAAAGACCCTACTACGCAGGAGGTGGTGAAGGACCTGAGCGGGACTAGAGAGGACCTCGAGGAGGCCATTCCAGCTAAGTTCGAGAAGAAATGGCCGAACGGTCGCATGATCGTCGACTGTGACGGACAGGTCTTGTTTGATGGTGATAATCCAATGCCCCGGGGGCGCTTTGGTCTGGTCCGTATCTGTGGGCTTCCGCCGCTGAACTGTTTTTTCGCTCCGCCACCGATCCGCACGAGCCGCAACCTGCAGGAGACGGCGCAGCGCATGTTCATCCAGGCGTACGAGAATGCAGTCCGATTGAACAATGGCGTCTGGTTCATTGACGAAGCCACAGGTATTACAGCAGAAGATTTCGGTGGGATTCCTGCGGAGGTTCGGGTAGTAGCCACTAACGCGCGTTATCCCGAACTTAAGCTGCCTCGACCCTTTCCGCCACAATTTATCGAGTACCCCAAGTTCCTGTTGGCGATGCAGAAAGAGCTGCAAGGCTTCACCGACGCCCGGCAGGGCCGTCAGCAGCAGGGCAATGTTTCCGCCGATCTCTATAGCGAAGCAGTATTCCACTCGCAGAGTCTAACCCGCCTGCGGGCCAAGCTGATGGCCGAGTCAGTGTTCAAGGCCGCCGAGCAAGTCTTCTACCTGATGGCTGCCTACTACCATGACATTTCATTTGCCGACTTCTCAGGCGATTTCCAAATCGTTCCCTGGGATCGAGTAGAGAGTGCCGATGAGTGGCGGCTGTTCCTTGATCCTGGAAGTATCAGACCAATGAGTGCCATGGCTCTCAATAAGCTGGCTATCGCATTGAAAGACAAGCACATGATCGATGATAAGACCGCCCTGGAATGGATGGGCGTCCCGTCAGCGGAACAGATCGCAGGCAAGCTCGACTCAGAGCGTTCACTCGAAGCATTAAGCCGATTAAAGAAACACTAGGAGGAAATATGGCAAGGTCGAGAGCAGTAGCACGTAAGGCAGGCCGTCTGGGGGCTCGTGGCTTCCCGCGCGCGCAGGCACTGGCCAAGGCCCGGAGCATGGCCCGAGGTGGTCGGTTGACTAGGCGAGGGCGTTACGTCAGGGTGTGATGCCCGAAGCACTGGCACAAGTTACGAAGCAGGTGGGTCAAGCTCCGCCGCCGTCTCCCACTGGTCTGCCTCCTCTTACTCCGGCGCAGACCAGCTACGCATCTCGTGTCGCTGGTCGAGAGGTTCAAGACATTCGAGGTCGTGGACTGACCGAGCAGGAGAAGGCCTTGTATCGTCCTCTGTTCGGCAATGTTGTCGACCAGGTTCGGATTCATCCTAGTTCTAATCTATTCAACCTCTTTAGTGCTGCGACCAGTCCGAAGGGGGCAACGCTGGCAGGTGGGGTATTTCCGCTGGTGGCTCCGCACAACATATGGTTAACCGATCCGGTCATGACCAATCGATATGGTGGGCTGGAGCCAGGCCAGATACTGGCTCACGAGCTGGTTCATACCACCCAGAAGTTCAGGCCATTTGCGACCAGGAGTTACGACCTGCCTGCGCGGGACATCAAGCATGGCCGTGTCTTGTGGAGTGAGCTGGGCCCGGAGCAGCAAGCCACGCTGATCGAGAACTACTGGGCGCGGTTACAGCGGAACAAGCGATGGGAGGAGGAGTTAGGTGAGGGCTACGATCCCAAGAATCTCTTGGACCGGAGGAGTCAGCTAGAGAACCAGGCAGCGCGGCGGAAGATCGTTGAGGAAGATGATCGATATCTTCCCTATGTGCGGGCCTGGCAGGCGGAGAGGAAGTGATGCCTGAAGCCATGGCTCAAACCGTGAGGCAGACTGGACCTCGGCAACAGCCAGAAGATCTGGGAAGCAACATTTATCAAGGTATGCCTACCAGTGTCATACTCGAACCCAACCTGCCTTTGCTCCGTGAACCTTGGGCCGATGCTCCTCGCATGGAGAGTCAGCCCCCTACGCATTGGTGGGACAGTCCCGGCTTTTTATCGCTACCACCACCAACCATCTCTCCAGAGCAACGCCGTTTACTTCCACCCTTCCTACGTGATTTGCCTCTACAGGTAGGCAGATCCCGTCAGCCTCTGGAGGGAGCCGTAGCTCATACTTATGGGTCCAAGATCTTGATGGACGATCCTGACGCATTTGACGCTGCCATTCTGGCGCACGAGGCGACTCACGTTCTACAGAACATGCGAGAAGCTCCTTACCGGGACGCTCGTTACCACAACTATGAATATGGTGGTCCGACTGGGCTGGAAGCTGCTCACAGGGCAGGTAAAACAGCTGTTGATTTTGGCGTAGAGCAACAGGCCTCCATCGTAGAAGACTATTACCGTATATTGCATGGTGTTGCGGGGGCAGCAGCCAAGCATGGCGGTCGACTGACCCCAGATGAGTCAGCGTACTTTGACCGAGTAAAAGCTGCTTACGAGCCTTTCATACAGCAGCTAGTAGATCTCGCTCCCTTCAATCCGGAGCAGGGCTGGATAGATCGGAATGCTTGGGGTGCAGGTTATATCCCTCGTAATTACATTCCCCCGCAGGCCTCAGAGCTGCCCCTTCCAGAGGCTCCACGGCCTCCTGGCATTCCTCCCGGCACAATCAGCGGAATCAGTGAATCCACCTTGATGGGAATTGAGCCCATGCGAGTGGACATTTCTCCAGGACACCGCCCCCGATGAGACTCGAACCCTGGATGCGCGAACCTCTGGAATGGCTAACCGTCACGGAGTATGCCAGGAGAATCCAGCGCCCAGTCGTAACAGTACGACGATGGTGTCGTGATGGTACCTTCCGGGTCTTCCACGTCCCCACCTACCGGGGTAAGCGGGTCTGGTGGATCAGGGGTATCCCCAAGCCCTAGGCGTATATCGATCACTACTATTTGACAACTGGTCAACAGCTTAGGAAGGTAGTCGATAGCAATGTGCCTGGAGTACCTCAGAGATCGTGGCTTTGGTGTTAAGGATGGCGAATGGCGACTGGTCAATGTAGCCCTTGACGGACAGCCCGTGTCGTTTTCGATTCACGAGTCCGACTGGCGAAGGCTAGAAGGGACTGACCAGTTCGATCGCTTTCTTACCAACCAGGCTGCGAGCTGTTTGGAATTTGAGGCGCAGTGCTCACAGGCGTGACGTGCGTGCTCCCTTCTGCACCGCCTGCGAATGTTCCACCTAACGAAGGTCGGGGGAAGGGGGTAGCCAATGTTCGAATTCAATGAGCTGGAAACAAAGGGACGTGGTCGTCGTCGTCGTCATCGTGGCGGTCGCCGCAAGTAACTGAACCCATCCCCGTACAGGAGGTACATATGCCGAGAGGCGCAGGTGGAGACAAGCTAGTTTTTGATATCGATTTCAAGACGCCGTTGACGGCACCCCGGCCCGGGGCTGATCCCCGGCCTGGCGTCCACAACATCCCGATGATGAATCCTCGAGATCCTCAGGGCTTGACCCCCGACGTAGGGGGCTCGGGTGGTGGCTCGATCAGGGGTTCCAAGTAAATGGCAACGCCTCCCATGATGATGCCGCCAGGAGGCGGTGGTGGGTCGCCGATGGCCGGGCAGATGGCACGCTCGATCATCGACAATCTATCCGCTCAGGGCGCATCGCCGATGCAGCAAGGAGGCATCACGGGAGGCCCGGCTCAGGACCCAAATCTGGTGAGCCAGATGCTGGCGGGGCGGATGGCAGAGCTAGGAGGAGCCGATCCCAAGGCAGTTCACCGGCTGATGACCCAGATCAAGCAGCAGGTAGCCGTCTTGATTCCTCAGCTGGCCTTCCGCATCCCCGGCGTCACCAAGCACCTTTCCGGCCTGTTCAACAACATCGATAAGATCCTCGAGGAAATCACTCGTGCGCTGCAGACGCAGAACGCTGTGGCTCAGCAAAGTGCCCCGCTGGGAGGGGCAATTGCCGCCATGCAACCGGCAATTGGCGCGGGCCCCGAGGCCGGTATGCCCAATCTCCCGCAGATGGGCCCCAACTTAGGACTGTGAGATGCCTGACAAGAAACCTGAATTCGACCCCGCACTGGTCTTAAAGGATCGCAAGAACTTCCCCGATGATCTGGAAATTCCCCTGGGTAACGGGGCGGTAATGACGTTAGGAGCCTTCCGTGAGTATGACACTGCTACTCAGGGCTCGGTACAAGCGGAGCTGGAGAAAGGCCGTAAAGCTCTGGACGCAGAACGGCAGAAGGTGGAAGCCGCTTCCAACTCTGTAGCTCAGATGTACGTTGAGTTGCAGAAGCAGCAAGCCACTTTGGAGGCTCAGCCTCCAGCGGCTCGCCCACCGGCAAAAGTCGATGCTCTGGATGAGGTGCTAGAGACCGATCCAGTCTACACCCGTCTGCGTAAAGACATGGCTCAGTGGGAATCGAAATTCGGGGCTCTGGACAAGAAAATCGACGATGGCTTTGGTCGTATCAACTCGACGCTGAACGAAGTCGGTTCAACCTACCTGACCGAGCGTTACCAGCGAGACTACGACGACATCATGGCCACTCAGGACGAAGCTCGTCCCAAGGATCTGAGCTTAGAGCAGCTCTACCGCTACGCCAGTGATGGTGGCTTCAAGAAGCGTAACGGCATTATCGACATGCGGCGTGCTTATGACCAGATGACTCAGCCCAAGCGGACGGAGTTGGCGATCGCCAAGGCGCGTGACGAGGGCCGCGCCGAAGCGATTAAAGAGCGCGACCGCAATGCCATGCTGCCCAAGCCAGGCTATGGCCCCCCGATTCCGGGTCTAGACAAAATCATTGGTGGTCAGCAAGCCCCTAAGAACTTAGAGGAAGCCTTTGCCGCAGCAGCAAATGATCGAGAAATGTGGATCAACCCACAGTCCTAACTAGGAGTCTCAAATGCCAGCAATTACAGCAGGTGGCGCACAGGGTACTGGTCTTGCACAACCACCGGTAGCTCTACTGACCACAGCCAACGCCATCACGCAGAAGTACATTCTGCCCGTGCTCGGCGACCAAGTCCTGGTGCCTTCACCTGCGCTGTGGGCGATGACCCGTAATGGTAAGAAGTTCAGTGGTGGTGAGCTGGTGTACGCCTTGCTCAATCAGGAGGAAATGACCGGTGGTGCCTACTGGGGCAATCAACTTCTCGATACCACCATCGTTGACTCCATCACGCCAGCGGATCAGGTTTGGAAATTCTATCGCCAATCCATCGCCATCCCCCTGACTGACGTCATCCTCAATCGAGGAGGAGCTGGCGCTCTGGACCTGATCCGCACGAAATATCAAGTAGCCACCGGCTCGTTCATGATGAAGCTATCTCGAGCCTTGTGGCACACAGCCCCGCAAAATACCACTCTAGACGTAGACGATATCGATAGTTGGGTAGGTCAGACCACCAACGTGATTGCAGGTATCGACCGTTCTCAGGCGGTCAACTCATGGTGGTTGCCAGCCGCCAACGTCGCCATCAATGCTCCTCTTAATGCGAACCTCGCTGAGCTAGCCTATCAGTCCATCGTATACGGCTATGACGAGCCTGATCTGTTGATCATGGACAACACGAGGTTCGCCAACTTTAAAAATACCTTCACCAACCTGATCCGCTTCGTTGATCTCGAGCAGGATGAGACTGCTCTACAGGCAGGCTTCCGCTACCATTTTCTTTATAATAATGCTATCGTGATGGCTGACCGATTCACTCCAGCCAACACTGCCTACCTGCTCAACACTAAGTATATCTTCCCTGTTTTCCACGAGTTAGACTACTTCAATGTCGAACCCTTTATCAAACCCACTAATCAAAGAACCATCGTTTCGACCATGTATCTAACCTGGCAGGTCATTAACCTGTCACCCCGTATGTCAGTAAAGATGACTAACCTTACTTAGGAGCTAGGATGTCGATTACAAATAGTGTACGAAATTTGGCTCCTGGAGTTGGCGCAAGCAACTACTACATCGGGCAGCCTGGAGATACGGGGAACCAGGCTGTAGGCACAGGAACCGGACGCATACCTTATGCTCCAACTACTTTTCAGCCTGCGGCTCGATCTGGCCGGATACGGATCAAAGCCACGCCTACCTTGGCTACTGGTACGGTTCAGATAGGCAACATTACCGGTACGGACGGCACCACAACTGTGCATCTTTACCCTCAGGAATCGGCGGCTGGAGCAGCTGGTGTCGCAATTGATCGGGTCATAGACTTCATCAGCGACATTCCTCTGGCCTACATCAACATTACTATGATAGTGGGCGTGTCCTCAGCTACGATTGACACAGAGATTACTTACTCGGCTTAACTATGCCTGACTTACTTAATAGCGTGAAGAGCTTAGGCCCGGGGCTGGGATCAGCCAACTACTACTATTCGATGCCACCCGATATGGGCGCAGGTCCAGGTGCTGGGGCTGCGTCAGGACCGATTCCTATACCTTTTGGTTTTCCTCCTCCGGCTCCTTTGACGCCGGTTGCCAGGAGTGGTGCAATCCGGGTTCAGATGTGGCCTACTAGTCTTACTGCCGGGTCCAGCAATCAAGTTAATGCTATCACTGGCACAGATGGCACAGCCACTGTAGTTCTTTACCCCGGGGATACAGCAGCATCTCCGATCAACACTGTTCTTGAACGATTGATTTACTTCATCACTGATCTCAATCTAACTGGTATTACCGTTAATTTCACGTCGAACGTGGGCACATCAAGAATGAACGTCGAAGTGATCTGGTCAGTATAGCTATGGCAATCCTGAATAGCGTAACCAATCTAGCTCCGAACCTGGGATCAGCCAACTTCTACTACGTTCATCCTTTTCCCAATTTGGCTGCGGGCGGGCAAACCGTTTCGGGAGATGCGCAGTTACCCTACCAGTTCAGTGACACTCAGTTTGGTTTGCCGAACTTCTTTGGCGTCAATCAGCCCCTGGTTAGAGCTGGACGGATACGGGTCAAGTTGCTACCCGCTGGAACTGGTGGCACGGTTCAGCTTAATCAGGTTCGAGGCACGGATGGTACCAACACAGTCCTCCTCTATGCTGGAGGGTCTCCGTCACCAGCTAGTGCCCAGCTTGAGCAGTACATAACTTTCATGACTGACCTTTATCTGAACAAAATTTTTGTTGGAATAACGATGGCAGGAGGACTGGCGACTGTCACTTCCTACGCATACATTGAGATGATCTGGTCGGTGTAACTATGGCTATCCTCAACAGTGTAACGAATCTGAATGCGAACATAGGATCAGCCAATTACTATCGGCGGAATATATTTCCCATTATAATGGCGGGAGGAACTACCATTCCATTGACTGACGCCTGGCTTCCGGATGATTCAGCTCCGAATCCTACTTACCTTCAGGTTCCTGCCCGCTCAGGGCGGCTGCGTATTCGCATGACGCCTGCCTCAGGGGGCACCGTCCAACTTGGGTCCGTTCGGGGCACCGATGGCACCAACACAGTTCTCTTGTTTCCTGGGGGCCCGATGGCGGCAGCCAATACTGTGATTGACCAGGTCATACTTTTTCATACTGACCTTTATTTGACCGCTTTCCGTTACAGTATAGCAGTGGCGGGAGGGACAGCAACTACTAATTCCTATGTGGATACGGAGTTGATCTGGTCAGTCTGAAACGAGCTTCCTGTGCGGGGAAGGGTGGTGATGGCTGGGATCGAGACCACTCGGTCTCGGCCATTGCTTTCTGAGGGTTTATGAGTCATCGACGGCCTAAAGGGATGAAGCGAGGTCCGCAACGTGACATGGTGGAAAAGCTACAAGGCGATCGCAAGCCGAGTTGGCGTTTTCATCAAAGAAGGGCTGCCTACAAAGCAGCGAGGAGACGCTAATGCCAAGCCGCCGTCGAGTGCAGCTTTCAAGAATCCGTGGCGTTATGATCCCCCGCTCACGGATGGGTATCAAGACGCTGGGGCGGGCAAAACGAGCAGGACGCAAAAAGGCATGGAGGATGTAATGAACGACAAACAATTTCTAATCGTACTAGCAGCCATCATCTATTCTCAGGGTAAGGGCACTCCTGACGCATCAGTTCATGCAGCGCAA